CTGTGGCATCAAGAGAACTTTTAACTAATAATCCAATACCTGCCGCACCCGCTAAACTAACGAAAGCACTTTTCAGGTTAAACACTATGCCAACAACACGCTTCATCGTGCCGCTGACTATGCCCATTGATTTGCTTGCCGCTTTAGAAAGTGTTGGAAATCGTTTTCTTACAGCATCAAGTGAAGAACCAATCTTTTTAAATTGAGATGCAACTTTAGCAAATACTGCTTCGGTTTTATCTAGTGCTGATATTACGATCTTGAAATTATTAGCCATCAGAATCCTTTATTAATTGGAAATATGCCATCCACTCATTAAACTCAGTGAGGCTTATTTGCTCCACTTCTTCAATGGTCTTATGTAGCCGATCAGCCAAAGAAATTAAATTCATTCTATGGTGATCGGTTTTTAGTTTTTTGCTAAATCTTCCTCAGATTCTACTTCAGCAAACATGTGGTTAGCTATTTCGCTGATTACTGTAGTTTCTTCTGCCATTAACTCAACACGATCTTCTATGCCGTTAAATAACTTCTTACCTTCAGCGTCTAATGCTTTCATAATGATTAAATCAACCATTGCACTGATAGTCGTGTTAGTTAAAAAGTTAGGGTGCTTCTTCTGTAACTGACTTAAATCAAAGCAAGTTATAGGCTTGCAATATAATATAAAGTCTCCAGAATCGTCACCCCACTCTGGCACTCTGACTTCCCTTGTCGGTATCTGTCTGCGTTCTCTTAACTCTTTAGCCATTCCCATAGTTTATATCCCCTATATTAGCCTGCTGTAATTGTGCCTGTTGTTTGGATGCTGAAACTTGCTTCAACCATTCCATCATAAGGAACACTTACTGACTTGCTTACTACAATCCCTGAACCTGAGTAGCCTTCATCAGCCGCATCGCCTGTTGGTAAAACATCAAAATCTACAACAGTGCCAACATCAAACACAGCTTGGTTTGAACCTGCTGTATCAACATCAAACAATGCTTCGATAGATACTGTACCAGTAGTGAAACTTGGAGTGAATGTGCGCGCAGTGTCACCCATTGAAGTTGTTTCAATAGTGTCTGCTGTTTCTTCAATGCTAAAAGTACGAACTTCGCCAACTGCGGTTAATGTTCCACCTGATGCAATTACCTTTACAACACCGCTATTACCTGTAGTTACTGCCATTTTAAATTACCTCATAAAGTTAAAGTGTACCGCGCTGATACCGATACAGTACACGCAGTGTAATAATTACGCCCCCAACTGGAGCAATTGAGCCTTCATCTGTTTCAACACCAACTACCTGCGTATCTAAGGCGTAACCGCCACGCTTCCTGTCAGCGTCTAAACTCTCTTCTACAGCCTCAATGATATTATTTCTGGCTGTGTCGATAGCTTTACCTTTCACATAGCATATCAACTCATAATTGATTGTTCCCATTCTGCTAGAACTTGAACCACCAACCGTATTATCTTCTCTATCTTCGCTACCGCTTTGCACTAGTATAGCAGGGAATTGGGCGTTAGATAACTTCTCAAAATCAAACGGCTCTCTGGTTACGTATTTAACGTCTACAGGCAGTTTAATCTGACTAAGGGTATCTACCAAGTTTATCGCTATATCTTCTCTAATGCTCATTTAAGGCTCTCTATAAATCTTTTCGCTAATCTTTTCTTATCTTTTCTATTAAAACCAAAGAATGGTCTAGTTTTATCATTGAATGCCGCTTTTTTTGCCTCTTCGCCTCGAGTAAAAAAGATAGTAGCTTTTCTGCTATCTGCTTTACTTGTCATAGAGCCAAGCATTCTTCCACTAAACTGAAGGTCAACTTTCTTGCCCCTGCCTTTCTTTCGTCTGAACTTAGCGTAATTTTCGCTATATCTTTTAAATTTACCGCCTTTATAGCCAGTGCCCTTTTCAGTTCTGTCTTCGATTAAGTTTATACCTAATAGGGCAACCTTTGATAAGGCAGGCTTAAAACTTTGCTTTAAATCTTTGCCTTTCTTTTCTAGCTTTTTAAGCAGTTGTTCTGCGTTTTCTTCAAACCGATAATCCATTATCTATTTAATCTACCGCTATGGATAGACTTTTTCTCTTCTGTGGATACTGTGCCATCATCATTAGTATCATATTCAACGCCATCGCGCAGGATAGATTCAAACTCTTCACCGTATCGTGACTTATAAAAACTAATCATGTTTTGGAATCTGTCGCCATCAACCCAGTTAGTTAACTGTGGCAAAGCGTACTTCCACAAAACAAGGTAAGCAGAACATCTAGCAAACTGTGCATCTGTTAGCAAACTACTATCGAGTTCACCTTTGATGCCTTTTTTGTCCCACCACTCTACTCGTAGATCACGAATAATATCGCTCTGCGCTCTATCGTGTTCATCACTAAAAGTATCTATTCCTAGCTGTAGAATGTCAGGCACTAAATCTTGTAAATCTTTATCTTCTGAAAACGCCATTACCATTTCACCTTGTCTGCCCAGTAAGCCCCAGACATTTTGCCTTTGGCTATGTTCTTAGCGTGCCTAGCCTTAAAAGACTTGCGCTTTGCTTTGTCAGCCGCAGATTCATTCTTTCTAGGTGGCTTAGTCTTTGCCCCCTGCTGTCCGAATCTAATCAGCTTAATTTTATCCCCTTCTTTGGCTAATACAGCATGAGACTTAGTCGGATGACCAGATGTTCTTTTTGGTTTGTTATAACCTGCGAACCTTTCGCCTCTATATGTTATCGCCATATTAACCTCAGAAAAAGAATAGCCCCCACCTAAGCAGGGGCATTCAGTATTAAAGTGCCGCGTCAGCAGTGATTTTAACACCAAAGCTGTCGTCTAACTCACCAACACCATATACAGCAGTAGCGTTTAGTTCGTTAGCGCGTAGAGATGCATCACGTTGTACTTCTAAGTTGAAGTCGCGCTTGATTGCAATCGCTAGCGCTTCTGGAGCAAATACAGCCGCAACAGCATCATCGTCACCATCAACTGCAACATTAGCTGACTCATAAACGTCAATGCCTGCGATAGTGCCTACGTAGCCATTACGCATAGCTTCGTTTTGTAGGTCGCCACCGTTAGGGTTAGCAAATGTGTTAGTTAAGTTAGCTTTCAACTGATAGGCTTGGAACGGATGTACAACAGCCGCCATTGAGCCAGTTACTTTGTTAGCTCGTAGAGTAGCTGCCGCCTTGAATAGGTCAGCAACTGTAATCTCAGCACCTGCCGCGCCTAAAGCACCAGAGAAGCCAGAGAACAAAGCGATAAGGTCTTTGTCGATCTTAGTAGCGATAGCGTTACCAAGAACAGTACCAAGCTCATCAGCAGGGTTTCCTGCGCCCATAGCCGCTAGGTCAGTAAGAACAACTTGTGCGCCTACCTCGCCAACTGCTACAGATACAGATGAAGTTGAAACTTCAGTTGCTGACATATCAGTGCCTTCAGTAAGATCACCTGCAGTGATTGCTGGATACTTAGGTACTTGGATAGTTGTGCCTGCTTGGTTGCCAATGTTGTACTGAGTTACAAGACCTAACATTAGGGATTGTTCTTCAGCGGTGAAACGAGCCTGTGCAATAATATTAGTAAACAGGTCGTTAAGAGTTGTTGTAGTTGTTTCGTTAGCCATTGCTAATTACCTCAAAAAATAGAAAGAATAAAAGTTAATTGGTCTTTCTCTTCATAGCGGTATAGGCTTCTTTGCCACCACTATTCCAATTCTCGACCATCCATTCCACCGATTGAGGCTTCGGAGTAGAGCCACCTGCGTTACCCATGCTTCCTGCACCACCACCAGAGGCGCGTACAAAATGCGGGTTAGCAGTCAAAAATTCTGTAACCATCTCATCGACAGATAACAGATCACCTTTATCATTGTAACGCGGTGTTCCGTTATTATCTACAATCTCGACAACACCATCTTCATTTAGTCTGGTCTTGCCTTTTAGGAGTTGTGTTACCTGAGCCGTATCAACTGCGTTATTGCGACTAGCCGCAGTGGTTAACTGTCCATCAATTAACGTCTCTTGCAATCTAGTTTTATAACTGTTGATTACTGCATCTTTCTTTTCGACTGTTTGCTTCAAGATAGAATCAAACTCTCCGCGCTGTTTCTGTTGCTCTAGTTCAGCCTGTTCGCGTTGTTCAAGTAACTCTTTGGCTTCATCTAAATTAATGCCACCTAGTTTCTTGTCGAACTTGCGCTGTTCTCTAGCAATCCGATCAGCTACGATACGGTCTAGTTCTTCTTGCGAAAACGTCTTTGCCTGAGTTTCTGTTGCCACTGTCTCAGTTACAGCTTCATCTACGGTTTCCATGATTTCATCGCTCATGTTACGAACCTCACTAAGAGTAATTGGTGAATAGTTAGCTTAACAAAGTTCTATTTCTTTGTCTTGCGTTTCTTTTTCTTTGGTCTACCGACCTTGCTTCCGTATGTACCTTTTCCGCTTGGCATAATTTAATCCTCTTCTACTGGTCGCCATCTATGACGGCAATTATAACCGCCAGCCGTTGCAAAGGGATTAGAACTGCTTTTACCTGCCCAATCTCCTTCCCAAATTTTTTTTATTTCGTCAATTGTGTAAACTTTATTTACATGCCGCTGACAAAACTCTCTTGTTACTTCGTCATCTGGTCCTTTATAAATAAATTTTTCCGCACCTGAATCTAAAGCAACTTTGGCATTTATTGTTCTATCAAACTGAAC